ATAAGCATTAGTGTCTGTTGATTGAGTTGTGTCCACCCACAACTCTGTCATATCAGCCGTTATATCGGTTATATCGGCTGTGAGTGCCCCACCCACGGCGGCACTTATTGTTCGCGTCTCGGTTATGCCGCTCGGCAACGTGATAGTGATTTCATCGCCTGGGCCAGCCACAACGGGTGAATCAACAGTGATAAAATCGACGCCAGACGATACGACACGCCCGCCGATACGACGCCCAGCACGCGCCGGATCAGCGATCTGGATAATCTGCCCCGGCATGGCAATCGCACCATCAAGCCCGACTTGGAACGTCACGCCCTGCGTTTCAAGTTGAGATGTGAGAAGGAGCCATCTGCCCAAGCGCTGTGCCTGGCCCTGCGATGTGCAACCGAATGCGGTTATTTCCTTCGGGCGCAATCCATAACGTACGATTCCAGAACGATCTTCAACAACTTCGACTTTCGACCTCCCAAGATCGGTCATGTCGTTCCATGAAACGAGCGCAACAGTGAATCTCGCCGTTCGTGAAGAGCCTGTGTAATTGAATCTCCCGCCAACAACATTTGCAGAAGAATACGTATATACCGGGTCGCGTGGCGCATCTGCGGTCGAAAACACGCTTCCACCGGCATAATAGGTAATGCCGCGAAACACGCTGGAAATATCTTGCAAAACCTTCCACGCATTAGCGCGAGACTGGATATAAACATTACATGTGAAGCGCGGCTCTAGCCCGCCAGTTCCATTCCCGTCAGGCACCATTTCATCGCAATACTGACCAATCGGATATAGCGACCACTTATCTATCCATGCCGATGGAATAACATCTCCGAGTCCATAGAGATCGTTTGTAACAATGTCATAAAAAACCCATGCCGGATTGTTCGAATAGGCGGTCTGAAACGTACCGTCCCACGTCCCGGTATAGGTCCGAGAGACAGGGTCATAGTTCGACGGAACTTTGATGCGCCGTCCCTTGAGATGATAGGCGCGTACCGGGATCGACTGGAATTGCTGCGCATCGATCTGGATGCCAACAAGGGCCGACATTGGATATCGCAACTTCGCATCGATCACTTCCGTAAAATCGATGATGAAAGTTCTGTCGGCTATTGTTGTGCTATCGGCGTTAGGCGTCGTTCTCCTCACCCTGATATTCCATCCAGTCGTCGAATCTGGCAGGTCGATGCGATGCGTTCTGGCGTATGTCGATGTTGTCTTGCCACGGAATGCCGTATCGACAACGATTTGGTAAGCTCCGCCATCTATCGAAACTTCAATCACATAATCGATACGATAGCCGTTGATGTCGCCATTCTCAGTATTGACTTTGCTCAAGCCCTGCACGGCGAGCGTGACGCGCACGGCAGATAGTTCTTTGTTTGTGATGGAGCGAACCCATGAGGCGTCAGACCTGAGTTCGATGCCGACTCCGGCTGTTGCTTCGGACGAAGGAAAGCCCTTGATGTAATCTTGATTTTGCGTTCCTGAGCGAAAGTCTATGGTTACGTCTGGAAAATTGAGCGCGCCATCGGAATTTGCAAGCGGCGTTCCATCGAGATAAATATCTCGAAGTCCAGCCTCCAAGCCATGTGCAGGTCCTTCGATTTCACCGTTTGAAACAAGATCGAGTATTCTGGCGCGTGATATGGAATGAAGATCGTCAGGGCTTTCAACCGGCGTTCTCTGTGAGCCGCCACCCTTGCCACCGCCATAGCCTTCTATCCTGAATCCGCCCTTATGTTCGAGAACCTTGATGCTCATTATTGTTGATCCCCCGAGAACATCCCTGCGCTAACCGTGGCAGAACCAACAATAAGTTCTCCATAGAGAAGCGGGACCGGCTTGCCCTGTGCCGTTGTATTGACAGGTCCGTTGAAATTGTATGACGCGCCGTTATCAGGGCTTTCGACGCCGGTAAGACCTTGAGGCTGTGGAGAGATCATTTGCGCGATACCGCCAAGCGCAAGCGAAAGCCCAAGTCCACCAATAGCACCGGCTGAAAGCGCGGATATGCCGAAAAGACCAGCTGGGGGAATGAAAACGCTCGCAACAATAAGTGCAGCGCCAAGAATGAAATTGAATACCCCACCGCGCTTCGATCCGGCAATCATTGGAGCGATGCGAATATCGTCGCGACCTGGCGGGTGATGAAGTTCTGACTCTCTGATATTTTTCTTTCCGAGAAAAACCGCGTAGCCAATGCCACGGTCTTTTGAGGTCATCATTTCGCGCTCGAAACCAGGTATCATGGCACAAAGCGCGCGCACCGCCTCTGCGGCACTACTGACCGCGAGATGGTGAATGCGCCCAAAGCGTGTACCAAGTGGTCCGTATAACCTAATCGTGCGGATCACATCATCTGTCATATCGAATCACCATTCTCGTGATGTCGCGCCAGTATCCTCCATAAACGACGCGTTCTGAAAGCCGCCCATATTGATGATGTATCATGGCGTTTGGGACGCGATGCAGGTCTGGCGCTTCCTTTAATGCCGTCTCTCCGAGATAGACACCGGCATGATTTGTGCGCTTCGATCTGAGTTGCATCAGGATCACGTCATAGGGTTCAAGGCTTCCATCCATCACCTGGCGGAATCCAGCGGACTGAAAATTGTCGAGATAAAGCTCTTCCTCGCCTTCCCACCATCCGTCTTCCCGAACAGGTTCAGGCAATTCGATTCCGAGTTCGCGGCTGTACAGGTCCTTCACAAGGCTGTAGCAGTCGAGCACGCCGTGGAAGAACATGCGACCGAGAAGCGGAGCAACATATCCTTTCGGCTCTATCCTGATGATTTCTTCGGTCTTTCCCTCTCTTACCTCGGCAATTATCCATGGCAGGCCAGATGTTTCACACGAAACGATATCAGCCTCTGATGGCTTTGCAGGATGGTCAGGGTGTGAATGAACAACGGCCATGACTTCACCGAGGTCTTCAGCGTTGGCATAGTCTTCTGGATGCATCACGAAATGATTTCCGGTCGCGTTTTTGTTGCGGCATGGAATGTATTTTTCCTTTTTCCCGGCATTGATCACAAGACCGCAAGCCTCATTCGGATATTCGGCCTCTGCGTGCTCTTGGATAGCGGCGACGGTTGACTTGTTCATGGCCTATCCCCTGATTCTATCAGATGAAGGGAATCCGCCATAGTTGAGCACGGCGGCATCTGCACTGACGCCCTGTTCAGATGCAAACCTTATCTTGCAGTCAGATAGTCTTCCGCCGCAACGGTCCTTTTCAGGATCGGTCGTCGGCGCTCCATCTGAATCGAACATGGCGGAACCGACATAGTTGCAATAGGATCCACGATAGCCGCCAATCCATAACCACGGGCATACATTTGCGACGATCTGGCGCGCAGGAAGCATACGGTCGCTAAAATCTATCGGGCTTGAAAGTGTGAACTGGACCTGCTCACTGTCTTCATGGCTCTTTTGTTCGACAATCCATATTTCCTGAGGGAATGCTTCGTTCGGATCGGCGTCTGGATTTCCGCCTGCGAAGTTCACCGCGTCGAGATATTTTGCCAATGTGCGGTGGCGGATAATCTTCGCGCCGACAAGATCGTCAAACGCGGCACAGAGAGAAGAGATTACGCCCGGAATCGGATTTCCTGACATATCCATTCCGATATTTCCGACCGAGAGTTGCGGGAGAGGTTGCTGGCCCTCGCTTGTACGTGCAAAGCCTGTCGCTTCAATGGCCCATGGTGCGTATTCCTCGCCTTGCCAGAGGATCGTGTTGCTCTCTGCATAGCCGTGGAAGCGTTGAATCGGTCCATTGATGCCAGAGGCGTCGAGAACGAAAAGCTCAACAATCTCGCCAACATCAAGCTTCTGAATATCGAGTGTGATAGGCATTATGCCTCTCCCAGCGGAACGGTAAACAGGGCGCTGCGTAACCCGGCAATGGCGGCGTCAAGATCGGCGAGACGCGTTTCATTCGCGCTCACATCGATGCCGAGACTGATTTCGCGCAACGGGCGAAGCTGTTTTGTTTCGACCCATGC